TAACCAAGTTGGTGATGCTATTTAAAGTAGCTTCAACAATTGGATCAACAATAGCAATACGACCACCAGCAGGAACGCCAGCTTTGTCAAATGCTAATTTCATAGCAATGATGTCGCTTAAAGTCATAACACGTGTAGTTGCTGAAGCACCACCAGCTACCCAACGATGTGGACGACCATTTACTAAGTTTACGTTTGCGTTAGTTTGAGCACCGTTTGCTACAGCTAGGAAACGTGATTCATGGTTTTCACCAAGAGCACGTGTAGATTCCATAGCACGCATTGACATAAGTGCATCAACTTGAGCACCATCTTCACGTAGTTCATCAGAAACTTTCCAAGCGTCACCAACGTAGTCAGTGATAGAAAGTGTGATGTTACCTGTGTCGATAGGATTAAAAGCTAAAGGTGTATCTTCAGCAGCATCTTGAAGTGTAACTGTACCAACTGTCTTAATGTTTAAAGTAGTGCCTGAACCAAAGTCTGATACATCTCTGTATAAACCTTCTGGCAATAAGAAGTCGTGTAAGTTGTCAAGAATGAACTGTGAATACTGTTGTGCTTCAATAAAAGCAGTAGTATTAGAAGTTAATTGAGACATAATATTTCCTTATTAGTTAAGTTGAGATTTAACTTTTTCACCAGCAATCTTCCACGCATTAACTAAATCTTTCGTTGTCGCACCTGATTTAACTCTAGCTGAAAGCTGATTTGGATCAACTTTAGTATTGAGTGCCTCTGTGTTCACAGAACTTGATGATTTACCTACTGGTGTAGATGAGCCTTCAAGACCTGAAAGTTTTAATACTACGTTTGGAGAACTAGCTGCCAAGTTATTTAATTGCTGAACATTTAGACCACTCTCTTGAGCTATTTTATTGTAGACTTCCTCAGCTTTATCGCCATATTTTTCTACAAATTTACGAGCTACTGCATCAGCATTAGACTTAGCTTTAGCTTGTTTTTCTCTATTCTCTAGAGTTTGGTTTAAAAGGTTCGTAATTGTATCTTGATCTATTCCAGCAGATTGAGTGGTATTCTCAGGTTGTTGGATGCCAGACTTCAATTCATCTAGAAGTTCTTCTGCAGTCTTACGTTTAGTTAGTTCTTCCTTCAAAGTAGCTAATTCAGACTCTAAAGTTTGAATATGCTTCTGTGCGTGAGGAACTGATTTTAACGCATCTTCTACAGAGTTATACTTCTTACCATCGCCTACAAAGTCTACAGCTTCTGTCGGAATCTGAAACTCAGGTTTTTGGCTATCTTGTGTTTGAACTTCGTTGGTACTTGGTTCGTTATTCGTTGCTTGTGTTGCTGTTGCTTCCGTCATTTATTGCTCCTTGGTCAGGAATAAGATTATATAGTTTAAGAAAGGCTTTTTGGAAGCCTAATTGGTACGCTTGATGCTCAGACCAGGCAGGTAGAGAGAAGTTATCCTCATCTAACGACTTACGGTTTGACAAATCAAGCTGTTCTTGGATATACTTTCTAAGTTCTAAAAAGACTTGGTTTTTAGACAAGCTTTTAGCTTTTTCAGATTTTAAATCCATATAATAATTATACCATAGTTTTGTTAAAAAGTCAAGTTAAACTTACATCATACCAGCATTAGGATTAAGGGCTTCTTCTTGCTGCATGAGCATTTGTTCCTCTAATCCTGGTGTGGCTTGTTCAGTTTGTATTGACTGCTGTACTTGATTTACAAGTTTTTGAGTCTCGGCTTGTTCAAAGATAGCAGCATTATCCTTAATAAATTCATATTGTTCAAAGCCCATATACTCTTCAATCATAGACGCTAAGCGTTTAGAAGAGAGATGTGGAGCTATCATTTGACCCATAGGACTATTAAAGATACCTAGCATATTTTGAATGAGCTGTGCTCTAGCAGCATAATGACGAGCTCCGATAGGACGAAGTTTGCCTTTAGCCGTTATATCTTCTTTCGTAATAGAAATGAAATCAGCTACGCCAAGATCATCATCCATTACCCTAGCAACTTCTGCAATATCCATATATCGTTTAGATACTTCTAACATAGTGTTGATGATTGGTTCTAGGAATTCAATCTCAAATTTGTTAATCTTATGTTGGAAGATGCGACTTGCGGCATTTTGCAGTTGCTGTACTTCAAAAGCAGTTTTCTCACCTGGACTACGGAATCCCATAGCTTCTTTAGGTGCACCAGCCATTTCTTCCATAAGTTGAATAAGAGTGCCAATTTCATTATTAACTTGGAAAGCAGCTTGGTTAGGAGGCATTGCAGTTACATCACCATCTTCAGGAATATGGATGGTTGATTCTGGACCCCAAATAAATGGTTCTACATCACCTTTAATCTTAAGAGGTGGATGGATAGTTAAGTCAAGAGCATCAGCTTTTAAGTTCTCTAGATGGTCAATTCGGTATTGCATACCTACTAAATTATCTAAAGGACCCATAGCATAAAGGTTATCTGGACGAGTTCTCCAACCTACATGATGTTTAGAATCACGACCTAACCATGATGGATTCTCAATGTTACGGATAATGTATCTACGATCAATGATAGTAATCAGACGTTTTTCTAGTAATTCGTCTTTTGTTTCATCAAATACATCACCTTCAAACTCAATGATTTCAATTAAACCTGATTGATAGTACTCATAAAGAGAACCAAAACCATCAATGAGATAGCCTTCAGCTTTATTAACATCTTCCATTTGGAAAGCAGAAAGGTGTTTACGGAACTCTGTAGCGTGTTTAAACGCAGCTTCGTCATAGTTTAAATCTGGACGATACTGGATATCTTTCTTTAGTTCACCAAGAGATTTAACATAACGAGTAAACTTAGGTGATTCAGCAAAACTTGATGCTGTAGGATTAAATACAATATCAAATGGTGAGAGTCTTTGTAGTTTAGGACCACGGTAAGTAGTAATATCTTCTTTAGTATAAGGATCTGTATGAACTTGGTTTACATAAGTAACTTCAGCAAATACGTTACCATAGTCAATATAATCATAAAGAAGTTGAGATACTGTTTCTCTGAAGCCAGATTCTCTAATCTTAGTTTTTAAATAGGACTCAATAGCTCTACGTTTCTTTTGTGTAGAATCTTCTAGGTTATAACCTTCCCATTTCATCCAGTTATCATTAGGGAATAAAGCATCCATGTAGTTAGCATGAAGATTATCTCTAATCTGTGTGAGTTTAGGTAAAGTTGTCTTGTTCTTCCAAGGTAACTTAGAATTGGTTGTTTTAGTAGTATCTGTAGCAAATAGATAGTTACGGAGTTCTCTCCATTCCTGTTCTTTTTCTCTACGTTGAATCCACCAGTTATTATAAAGACCTGATAGTTGTCTAGCGAGATTATCACCAGCCATTAGTTCTCTAATTTGAGCTACTTTTCCAGCCATAATTTTTCCTTAATTAAAAACTTACACCGCCAAAGCGAGAGTGTGTCATAACATTTTGTCCTAAACTAAATGAACCTACTCTTTGTTTAGGTATGATTGCAATTGCGATAGCATTAGATAAAGCGTCTTTAATGTCATCGTGTGGAGGATGAGCCATAACTAGCTCTTCTTCTAAGGTTTGACAATTACCACCTTTATAATGCCATATCTGCATATTATCATACTTTGGTTCAAGTACTGCACCAACACGTTCTTCCTTATCACCAAGATGTCTTGTTGGTCTGAATTCATCTATAGATAAAGCAATTCCATTAGGTTTAAGGTAACTTTCTTTAAGTTCCTTAACAATTGTTTGTTGAGCTACTGTAATTTCAGCTCTTAACTTCCTGAATCCCCACTTTTCCCAAGCAGTCACTATATGGTTATAGTATTCAATGATTCGATCCGTTTTAAATCTATCAATATCTAATACGTAGAAATTACCTTGATGATCTACACCAATTACTACAAGAGCAGTGTAGTCGGCTTTCTTTCTTAATGAGAACGCAAAGTCAATAGCAGCATAAACATTAAGTTTTCTATCTCTGATATACCAGTCACCTTCTTTATTTTGTAGTACTGCTCTATCATAATACTGGAACTTATCTGCATCAATCCTAGCAGTATCACCACTATTCGGATTGTTATAATACTGAGCATAAAATTGAGTTTGATCCACATATTTAGCTTTAATCCTTGCAAGTTCTTTAGAGTCAAATCCAAATGTCTTACCATCTGCACGAGTTTGTTTAGTCCAAAGGTATTCACCATCTGTTTCTACGACTCTTTGGAATAGTTCGTAAACTTCTTCTTCTAATTCCACTTCACCTGATTCATTGAAGTGAACTTCCTTCATGTTAATCATAGTGTCATAGATATCTTTTGGATGGTATCTAGTACCTACAACCCATTCAAGTGCTCCTGGATTCTCAATAGAAGCTAACTGTGAATATGCTGAGGAAACTTTATCACGACCATCTTCAGTATAAGCATTACCAGGTACAACAATGTCATCAAGAACAACAACGTCAGCATGAAAACCTGTGGTATTAGATGTAAGTCCAACGGCTTTACATGTTGCATCTCGAATACCTTCCAATTTACGTTGTGGATGATCTACGGCAATTTCAGCTACTGCCCATTTCTCACGTTTACCTTCATCAGGATTAATCATCTCTGACCAGTATCTACGATAAATAGGACTATCTATAATCTGTTTAATAGCATAAAGCTGTTTCTCAGCTAAGTCTGCTGTAGCAGATACATATAGAATCGTTGTTTCTGGATGTTTAGTAATCCACCAAGCAGTTCTATAAGCAATCAGTTTACTCTTCATGTGACCACGAGGAAGTAGAACTAATTGATTGTTCTTAGCTTCAGAACGAGTCCACCATTGGATGAGTTCTTCGTGAACAGATCCAAGCATCAAGTGTGGAGCTACTAACTTAATAAATACTAATAAGTCATCCTCAGCTGACTGACGAATAGCTTCGACTCTAGTTTGCATTACCACTTGACTTTATTAGCCCAAAAAGCAGCACTCATCTTACCTTTAGCAATATTCTTAGCGTGTCTTGCTTTAAAAGATTTAGCTCTAGCAGTATCAGTCTTATCTCCAGATACACCTTTTTGACCAAAACGAATAAGCTTCTCTTTATCACCTTCTTTAGCTAAAACAGCATGACTCTTAGTAGGATGACTAGGTGTTCTCTTAGGTTTATTATAACCTGAGAATGTTTCCTTGCCCTTCTTAATCATTTCTTCTTCGCAGTCTTTGCAGCTTGTTTAAACGCTTTGGCAGTTGGAGCACCCTTAGTTCCAGGTTTTCGCATCTTTTCTCCAGAACCTGCAGCTATACGTTTACGTTTAGCATGAAGATTGGCATATAATCCAGGTTTAGCCATTTTTCATAGCTTTCTTTGTAGGTTTAGACATCATTTTCTTGCCTGATTTTTTAGCTGCTTTTTTTGCTGCTTCCACACCAGTCTTAGTGTAACTGTATTTTTTTCCGTTTACCATTGGCATAATTATTTACCTTTCTTTTTAGACATACCTGCTTGACTTAAAGCAATAGCTACTGCTTGTTTTTGTGATTTAACTTTCTTAGGTGATTTACCTACGTTAAGTTCACCACGTTTAAACTCTTTCATTACCTTACTAATTTTCTTTTGTGCTTTAGTTTTTTGCATTATACAACTCCTTCAAATAACTTACGTTCATCTAATCTTCTCTTCTGTAAACCTTTTAGTACCTTACCACCAGCTCTACAATACTTGACTAGCGATTCCATAGCCGCTTCTTTATCGCCACGTAGCAACGCTTGACGGATGGTTGAACGCTGAAAGCATCCAAGACCCAGATTGAAGCAAAAAGAAACAATGCTATCGAATTCGTGTTGTCTAAGAGGCACGTTAGGTAACATCTTAGATACTCCCAACTCGAAACGATTGAGGTCGTGTTTAAGAATTCCATCTATTTCCTCGTTTGTAAATGTTTTATTCCATGCTTCTGGAAGAGACTTGCCATCTCCAATAAGATGACCCACACCGACAGTCCATAAACCAGCAGGACATTTATAAGGCTTATTACGAACACCTTCATGATGTCGGATTAACTTAATTGCCTCTTTAGATACTTTCACGTTTCTTTTCCCAAGTGCGAGAACCAAAGTAAAAGCCAATAATACTTGCAGTAATAGCCATTTCTTCAGAACCAAATACTTCTTGAGAAGCTACAACAAAATCTACACCAGACCACATAGCCCATACTAATGAGATAAGGTTAATAATAACAAGTTCACCTACAAAGATAAACGCTACTACAGGTCTAACCATAGCGTTCCAGTTCTTAACTGTAGGACTTGCACTTTCTACTAACTTAGCATCGTGAGTATATAAAGCTTCACGTTCTTGAGCATAAGTCTCAGCATAAGTGCCTTCTAATTCAATAGCTGCAATTTTTTCTTGAGCTACAAAACCTTTTTCTGCCATAAGCAAAGCTTGGGCATTTTGTAATTGAGCCATTTCACGCTCATGCTTTTGATCTCCTTTTTGTTGGAAGAATCCAAGCAAAGAAGGTAATCCTGAAGTAGCAAATCCTAGTATACCAGATAATATTGATAACATGTTAGTTTCCTAGTGGGTTAATAACTGCTTTTTTAAGAGCCTTCATGTCTTCTTTGACATTAGTCACTGTATCAGCAATCTTGTCTTGTGAAGATCTAGCCATAGCATTAGCTTCAATAGCCTTACCATAAGCTTCGTTAGCTTTCTCTAGAGCACGATTGTTAGACATCATCACGTCTACAAGTTGTCTCTCAGTGGATTTAGATCTATCTTCTAATACAGTAATGCGTGTTTCTACATTACTCATTTTCTTTACTTCATCAATCGTACTCTGTAAGTCGTTGAAGAGGGTTATTCCGTAGTAGACTGGTCCACCTATTGCGGTTAAGAGAATCGAACCTATCACCAATAGTTGTTTCGGTGAGAAGCGTGAGAGTAAACTCTTGATTTCGTCCATATTCTTGTTCCTGTTCTAGTTTAAATATTTCTTCTATTTGTTGTTGTTGCATGTTATAAGATTGATTAATTAAATTTAAACTCATAACTAATCCAAATCCTGGTACTAAATCTTTACCTTTTGGTACATCTGGTGTCTTAATTTCTACTTTAGCTGATCCTGCTGTTGTATTTGCAGGTATTCTAGCCTCTGTAGCCGATGTCGTCGTAGTATCTTTTACTTGTACGGTTGTTACCGAAGTAGCTGGAGTCTCCACCGTCGTTTGCAACGCAGTCAGTTCCTGTGCAATTACAGGTTCTGGTTGGATTAACGGAGCAGTTGTGACTTGCGACAAAGGACTCATTGGATTCAACGGACTTATCGGACTCACAGGTGATTCCACATTCGTGGGATTTGTGATAGATTTCGCACACTCGTTTAAAACCACAGTCCAAGGACCAAATATGGGAGTCGAGTAAGGATCCGAGCATATTGAGCTTCTCGACTCTTGAATTGATCCAATATATCCAGCTTCGCATGTTAAAGTTCTGTATTCTCTTGCTTCGAAGCAGGTTGGCGGATCTTGCGTGCAATTGTCACTAGCCGTTGTCCAATCTGACCAGCTTTGTGTAGAGCAAGTATAATTCCTGCTTTGATTAATCCCACCGCTATAATGAGGTAACGGACAAGCAAGTGTCCTAGTTTCAATACTATCGGTGCAACTCGGTTGTAAATACATCGAACAATACGGATCGTTAGGTCTATACCACGTACAATAATGGTTTTGCATAACATCAGGAACTGTAATACCTTCACAAAACATTGACCCATCTTGATACCACCCTTCTGGAGTTGACGAAAAAGAACAATACCAGGCATACGCATTACTTGCTGTCAGAGACAGTAGGAAGCTCAGGAAGATTGAAATCCTCACCATAGAGTGCTTTAAACCTTTCTGGATATCGTTTAAACCATGCTTTTCTAGCTGCATGACCCATCATTCCTGCATAAGGACAAGGACTACCACTCATCTCCATAGCGTTCCATCCTCTAATATCTTGACAAAGAACACTTACACCAGTTACTTTTAAACCACCAGTGTTAAAAGCATTGAATATCTTAATACGTTCACAGTTCTCATCTACAATGGTCATACCACCACTGATAGATAGTACACCTGTATTAGCACCACCACTTACACCTGAACGACACATATCATTAGAGAATCCAGAGATACTTGGTGCCATAGCTGACGGTACTGGCATACCTTTTTGATTAATTGTAGTTGTATCAGCATGAGCGTGATCTATCAACCAACATACTAGTAAAACTATAACTGTCCAGGATAAAAGTTTAGTCATTTTAGAAAAATTTATGAGTTAATAAAAATACGATAACAAATCCTGCAGTACCTAACATAATTTGTTCTAATCGTTTAAGCCTAGCATTAATCTGTTCATAACGAAGAGCACAGATCTCCTCATGAGTTGATAATCTGTGATCTATATCTTGTACATCTGGTTTAGTCATGATACTTAGTTCCAGTTTTGAGTAGTAACAACTGTGATGAATGGCTCAAGATACTCACATTCAGTGATAGCTGCTTCTAATCTTTCAGCTTCAGCTACAATCTTAGCTCTTTCAGTCACAACTTTAGAAGGAATATCAATATTACGTTCAGCTTTACGAATGACATACCAGTCCGTTTGAGCTAGTAAGGAACCTGCTGTTTGTTTAATCTGAGAAATAAATTGTGATTTAAGACCACGAGTTGTAGACTTGTTTCCTTCAGAATCTGTTTCTTCTTTATCTTCTAAAGCTTTAGGACTGGTTGGATTTCCGTTCCAATAGAAACGATCATCGAGTTTTATTGGGTCTGCTACCCAAACAACACCAATAGCAGTTTTTTCTTCTTCAGTAGATTGATTTAGCCAATTAGCAGGATAGGTTGTTCCATCTGCATCTTTAAATTGAACACCTTCTTGTAGTGGTTTTCCGTTTAGTAAAAACATTTGTTACTCCTTATTTAAATATTTAATTGCTTTAGCTAAAGCAGTTGTATTATCGTAAAATAAACCTAATCCTCGATTACATTTACCACATAGTAAACCTCTAATTTTACCTGTGGTATGACAATGGTCAATTGCTAGTCTTCTTCCTTCCACCTCATCTTCATTGCCACATATAGCACATTTATAATCTTGGGCTTTTAGCATTTCATTATACTGTGCTAATGTAATACCATATTGGTTTCTTATAATTCCATCACGCTTTTCTAAACCACTATAATTAGGTGGTCTATATTTAGAACAAGCCATAGAATGAGCATTATTTCTTATTTCTCTTTGGTTTTGTATATGTTCTTCACCACAATGTTTACATTTAATAGTCCACATTTGATTACGAACTTTATTAATTACAATACCATGATTGTTTTCAAGTCCTACTAAATTAGGTTTACGAATACAGCCACAAGATTTAGTATTACCAGAACGCAACGAATTACCCATTGCTTCTATTTCATTACCACAATCACAAACACATCTATATAATAAATGTAACTTCTTTTCTTTAAGAACTTTTACTGGGGTAAGTTTACCAAACTTTTTACCTAGCATCTCTGCTCTACTGGTCATCAACGAGCCAAGCTATTGCGAAAGGGGTTTTCAGCCCATGCAGCTACTATATATGTTACACCAGATGCGTTAGAGTCTGCATTAGAGTCTCTTAATTTAAAACCATTAGATAAAAAGTCAATATAACTACGGTTTGTTTGTTCCGCATCTGAAAGATTAGGGAAAAGTGCTATTGTAGATACATTGTATGCGCTACGACTTGTATCTTCAACAATCCATTGCGTCACATTTGTTCCTTTTAATAGTATATATTTAGGTCTAAAGCCAAGATATACAAATGGTCCGTCACTAGAACCATTACCAACAAAACTTGTAAACTTACTAAACCCTGCTATTTCTGCCCAGCAATAGGCTACTATTGGAATATTTAAGTAATTATTGTTTCCAATGTTATTTGCAGTATATACACCAAATACAGTTGATGTTGGTGCTGATGATCCCCAATAGTTTGAAATAGTAGATGCTGCTCCTGTGCTATTTAAAATTAATAACTGATTTATTCCTAATACAGAATGATAAACTACCCAATCTTGTGCATTTCCTCTTGTTTTTGCAATAATAAGTTTAGGTGCAACACCTAATCCATGACCTACAGTTCCAGCAGATGTTCCTGCTCCTGTATAAGTCACCACACTAAACCCAGCAGTTGTATTAGCAGATACAGTAGATGTAATAGAGCCTGAAGTGTTAGATGATGGTGCGCCATTTGCTTTCCATTGCCAAGCTACATAAGTAGCTGCATTAGTATTTGTATCCCCACCAGCGCCAGTAGTAAAACCACCATTTACAAAACCATTTAAGTTTGTAGCGCCTGAAAAGGTTGAACTTTCTTCAGCGTTAGTAGCATTTGAATATAATCTTTTATAATCCCCACTAACAATTCTATTAACATCATATAAATTATGAAAATTTGTTGATGACCTACTTTTAATCCATACAAAGTCTGGTGTAAAATTAACAGCATTAGTATCAGAACGAGTTACACTTGTTGAACCGTTACCTGTATATGTCAAGACTCCAAAGTTGTTACTACCCTGTAATATAGTAGGGGTAGGTAGGTTATATGTGTTTAGTGCTACATAGCCTGTAGGAGGTGTGTATGAGAATGGGCGTTGACCGAAGTTTACAGCAGTTCCTGCATTAGTATTATAGTGCCAAGAAGCGGGAATTAAGTTAGATACTGCACTAATTGTTTGGTTAGTGCCTGCAGCTGGATTACCAACAGAGCCTCCAGTAGTAGGAGGATACCAAGTTCCATTTCTACCAAACCATATATAACCTGTATCTGCATCATAAGCAACCATAATAATGTCATTAGTTGCCCAGTTAGTTGTTGATATATTAACATTTGCACCACCATTTGCACTTGTTCCAACATCACCAGAGCCACCATTTATAACATTATACCAACCTGTTTGTCTAATATTTGTTGCTGATGACTTTTGTGATGCTTCAGTACATAAACCAATACCAATATCTAAAGTTGAACTACCTGTTATTGTTTGTTCCCAATACCATTTCCCTGATGACAAAGTAAATGTTGCTCTAGCATTAGCAAATGTAGTAGTTGAACCTGTAGAACTAAGGTTTGCATTTGTAATTGTTGCTGTTGTTGAAGCTACTAATGGATTAAGTGTGCAATAATTAGCCACAGTCGCACTTGTTAGCGTAGGACTATCTATCATAGCATCATAGGTTGTGCCAGCAGTTACAGATATGTTATTAGTAGTCCAGTAGTTAGTGTTACCTGAGAAGTCTTTACCTAGACCTGCGTTAGAACCTGATGTAGTAGCTATGTCAGAGAATTTAAGGTAGAAACCATTAGTGCCATATGTGCCTGTGTATGCTTTAGGTTGCCATACACCTGTGGTTGCGTCTGTAGCACCAAAGTCTGAAGGAGTTTTTTGTGAGCCATCAATGAAATGAAATTCTGCCATGTAGCCATCTAAATGAGCATTGTTTGCAACTATATCTTTACCTATAGCAATAGCATTAGTTGTACCCCAATATGTAAAATTAAAATTTTGACTAGGATAAATTGCATTTGATAATGCAGTTATTTGAGAACCATTTACATATAATTTAATTCTATTAGACGAAGTAGCTTGAGTTGTATCTACTGAAACAACAATATGATACCAAGCTGAAGGGTCACGAAACACTTGTGTTGTATTAACAGGATAATAAGTGGCATCATACCAATAAAAATACAATAGATTATCAGAGCCAATTCTAACAATATCCCTATTACCACTTCCTTGCGTAATTATTGCTTGTTCTGTTGATAGAGTTCCTCTTTTAATCCAAACTGATATAGTAAATTTTTGTCTATCTCCAGCACTTGCAGGTGTTCTATTTAAAAAAGCAGATGCACTACTTCTAAAGCGAAGTGAGTTGTTTATATCATATGAACCACTTGATATTGCGTTTGAATTTTGTAGTAAGCTCATTTACTTTCTAGTCCTCTGACTTCTTTAGAATAATTGTTTTTATATTTATTTTTATTAGAATGATATTCTTCTTTTGGTATTTTTACAGACTTTTTTTGTTCCATATCAAAGCATATCACCATACCACGCATCATTTTACTAATACTTTCTTTTTGTTTATCAGAACATTTTTTACCTTTATTAGATAAAGATATTTTAACTTTAGTCTCTTCAGAATGTTTTTTACCAAACATAGAATTTCTTTGTTTTTCAATTTGTTCTTGAGTTTTTTTACGACCTGTCATTGTTTGACTTTGCTTTGCTTTTTGTTCTTCAGAAACAATACGCCCTTTATGAGCTAAGCCTATTTTTCTTTTATGCTCTTCTGATTTAGGTATATGAGTCCCTGAAGTATCAAAACCAACTGAAGTTTGTTTAGCTTTATTCCAAAACTCTACATTTTTAGCTACATCAAAATAATTATGTAAGTTTATTTCATGCTCTATGGCATCTTGTCTTTTGCCATAAATAGCTAGTATTTCTTTTACAATACCTTCAGCTCCATATTCCTTTATCCATGCTAGTAAAGTTTTACATGAGCCAAAATAACTATCTTTTGTTGGATGTTCTGTGCAAGACCTAGCACCTATATAGTAT